AGTGTTTAGCTCTGATGCTGAATTAAAATTAACCCCCAAAGAAAAATTTATTGTAGAAGGGGTTTACGTCCCAATAAAAGAGTAGTTATTATGAATATTCTTGGAGTTTCAGAAGGATTCCATGACGCTGGTATATGCTTACTGAGAAATGATCGTATTCATTTTGCTTCACATAGTGAACGTCATAGTCGGAAGAAGGGTGATAAGTGGATACATCCCACACAATTACCCACATCTAAAATTAACAAACCAGATATAGTTGCGTACTACGAGAAACCTTTTCGTAAGAACTTGCGACGACTCTACGCTGGCCAGAAATGGCAAAAACCTCGTCATAACTACGACATGTATTTTGGTCATCATGAGTGCCACGCTGCAGCTGGTTATTATACTTCCCCCTTTAATGAATGTAACGTCCTAGTCATTGATGCAATCGGTGAATGGGATACAGTTTCTATATGGGAAGGTAAAGATAATAGTCTAAAAAAAATTAAATCTTGGAAGTACCCATATTCTCTTGGACTTCTCTATTCTGCAATTACCCAACGTATAGGATTAAAACCTAATGAAGATGAATACATCACAATGGGTATGGCTGCATTTGGTGAACCCTGTTATGATCTTGCTCCATTATTAGATAGGAATAATCATAAAGGTGTAGGTGATATCTGGAACAAAGCAAAGAATGAAGATCTTGCAGCGTCTATACAACAACTATACGAAAAAAAGTTTTTAGAGTTAGTCGATATGTGTCCACACAGGAACCTCGTTATCATGGGTGGGTGTGCATTGAATTGTGTTGCAAACTCAAAGATACAAGGAAAAAGTATTTGGATTATGCCATCACCTGGCGATGCCGGTAGTTCATTAGGTGCGGCTGCATTAGTTAATAGGAAAAAAATAAAGTGGAGTAATCCATATCTAGGACATGATATAAAAGTAAGTGTAAATCCTAAAAAGGTTGTTGATGAACTTTTATCAAAAAAAGTTTGTGGAGTTGCACATGGTAGAGCAGAATTTGGTCCTAGAGCATTAGGTAATCGTTCTCTACTTGGTGATCCTCGCTATGATATTAAAGACACAGTAAACACCATAAAACGTAGACAAAAGTTCCGGCCCTTTGCACCAGCGATATTAGAAGAATATGCAAAGAGATATTTTGAAGGTCCAATGAATGAGTACATGCAGTTTGTCGCAACTGCTAAACATGATTATGATTCTGTCACACACGTTGATGGTACTGCAAGGGTACAAGTAGTAAGAAACTATTGCGGTTCTATTATACGTCCTATACTAGAAGAATGGTATGATAGGACAGGTTGTCCTATGCTTCTCAATACATCCCTAAATATAAAAGGGAAACCTATTGTAAATGATTGGAATGATGCCTGTGAATTTGAGAGACAATATCGTGTCGCTGTTTTCTAGAAAATTTGAGTTTCAACACAAAGCCTGCAATTTAGACATATCTAATCTTTGCACGTTAGAGTGTCCTAAGTGTATGAGAATTGATTGGAAAGATAAAAAAGACATACCTGGCAAGATTATGACTGTTGAACAGTTTGCAAAAATCGTGAAATACTTTAGACACATACATTTCTGTGGTCAAATATCAGACCCCATTTTCAACCCAAACTTTATAACCTTTTTGTCTATGTGCAAAGAGGAAAATAAAAGGTCATCTGTTAGCACGGCTGCGTCACAGCGTCCTATGTCTTGGTATGAAAGGGCCTTTGATACAAACTTCAGAACAAAGTGGATATTTGGTTTAGATGGATTGCCTGAAGAAAGTTGTCTATACAGAATTAATCAAGACGGTGAAAAATTATTTGAAGTTATGAAAATGGGTGCGAAGAAAGGACTACGCATAGAATGGCAATATATAGTTTTTAGTTATAATGAGAACCACATAGAAGAAGCAAACGACATGGCAAGAGATTATGGTATAGAATTTGTTGTAAATTACTCAGGAAGATGGAATGGAAAATCAGACCCCTACAGACCAAGAAATTCAGAATTTTCAGCCTAAGTGTCTAGGACCAGAAGGTAGAAACCTTGGTAGGTCTATTGCTGTGTCTGCCACTGGATTTGTTCTACCCTGTTGTTGGTTGGACAGGCCTAGTTCTCCTATGGATGAAAAGGTTAAGACGTTGTTTGATGAGAGTTTGCACATAGATAACAATGATACGATAGATGATATCATAGGTGCAGAACCATGGCAAAAATTCATGCGGGAGTTGGTAGAGAAACCCGAAGAGTCATCTCCTATATGTTTGGAGATGTGTACTGGAGTTGGAAGTCGTTATGTTAAAAAACTTACTAAATCTTGATATATCTAACAGGAAAAAATTACTCACAATAGGTTGTAGTTATACCGACAAATGGTATGCAAACAAATATGGATTTCCTGTTTGGCCAGACCTTCTCGCAGAAAAATTAGATATGGATTGTCATAATTATGGTAAATGTGGAAGTGGTAATCAATATATCTTTGATAAAATGTATGATTTAATTGCAAAAGAAGATTTTGATTTAGTTGTTTTTATGTGGACAGAATTTCAAAGATTAGATTTTCAATGGCATGGCCAGACGGGGTGGTTACATTTGCATCCTCATAGGGCAAATACCGTGGAGAAGTTTGCCATGAACATATCTGGTAAACGAACTCTATTAAGATATGCCAACATACATTCCATGACTCAAAATTCTTTACGATTATTTCATCTTGTACAAACTTTATTAAAAGATATACCATATATTATGGTACAAGGAACTCGTTGTGTTTGTACCCCTCTAGGTTTCGGATTTAATCATCCCGAAGATTATTGGAAAGTTGTTGAAAGGCAATGTGTAGAATCAATGTTAAAATCTCCTTATATAGATAAGATAGATGAAGACAAATTTTTAGGATTTCCTTTGTTAAGGTCTATGGGGGGATGGAGTATGGATGATGTAATGGATAAATTAGATCCAGATAGAAAGATATATAGATTGGGCGGACCGACAGAAGATACACATCCAAATGCAGAGGGACACAAATATATGGCTGGAGTAATTTATGATGCTTACCAAAAGCTTTACTCGTAAAGTATTAATTGCTTCTGGTGATAGTTGGACAGCTGGCTCTATACAACAAGAAAAGGACTCTTATCCCTATTGGCCTGAAATTCTTGCAAATAAACTTAATATGAAATGTATTAATGTTGGGAGAGGTGGGAAAGGTAATGAATTTATATACAATCATATGATTGATACATTATGTGTTACTAAAAAAGTTGGGTTGGTTGTTTGTATGTGGTCGCAAGTTGATCGAGGGAATGAACAGCATGGCATATATAATTTAATGAAAAGTGTAAGATGGTATCATGCATTTCAAAATCATTGTGAATTACATAGTATTCCATATTTACAAATGCAGGCCTTTCATCCTACGGAGTCTATAATGAAAGAGTTTCTTGATTGTCCTCAAATTCATTTAATTAATGATAATAAATTTATAGGATGGCCTATGTATGAAGAAATTGGTGGTAGAACCATGTGGTATGAACTTGATAAGGCCGATCCAAAACAAGATAAGTTAAGAGTGAGTAAAGAAGACTTACATCCTAATGACATAGGACACGAATATATGGCGGAGATATTGTATGATAAATATAAAGAGATTTATTTATAGAATAAAGTTCTTCTTTTCTCGTTTCCGAAAATACGAACACAAAGAACATAACTTTATATATGAGTATGATGAGGATGAATGAAAATACTATAATATGCGTTTCTTGGGGTGACAAGTATGACAGAGAATATGTCAAGAAACTAAAAGAACAATGTGAGAACAATTGTTCTGTTCCTTTCAATTTTTATTGTATCACCGATAAACCTAAACTTGGTTCTAGGTATGATATCACTATGCCTATCTATTGGAATAAACACTTTCTACCAGAAAGAAACTTCTTTTGGGCGTATCGTAAATACTATTCTTTTAGTATAGATAATCCTAGAAGTCACAAAGTTAAATCAGTTGCAAAAGATTTAGCACGAAATAGTCTGGATAGAATAAAGGGGGATAAATTTCTTTTACTTGATCTTGATGTTGTGATACATCAGGATTTGAAATACTTCTTTGACTTACCTATGGAGAAACCTTGGATAGTTAAAGGGTACTGGAATAATATGAATAACAGTAAAAAGAACTATGCAAAACTGAAATCAACTCCACTCAACTCTTCTGTTATTCGGTGGGATAGAGGACAACTATCAAAAGTGTGGGAAGAGATGTATGATAATATTGATATGATTATGTTTACATATCCTAGTGCAGATAATTATTTTGTCCATCGTTGGTATGATTTGTGGAATGAAGAAGAGAGCTTCTTTAACGTATTTCCAGAAGGAGATATCTATTCATATTATAAGGGTAATATTTTTCCAACAGATATGGAAAAACTGAAATATCGCCCTGATCATAAAATATGTCTCTTTAATAATAGTGGACAAGAAGAAGGTGACAATGATGATGAGATGAAGGAGCATTGGTACGGATGGTAGATTATATAAAATACACGCCAGAAGTTGCTAATGATTGGAAACAAACATCTGCGAATGTTAAGAAAGATTATATCCATCTATATCGTAGAATGTTAGATAGCTTGACTTCTTCACAACTTCAATGTAAGTTGTGGATGATATCAGAATTACAACCACTTGTCAAGTCAAATATGAGGTATGCATTACTTGCTGGTTGGTATGCTAACTATAGTGTTGAGCTGTTGATATCAGAGTTGGGAGCGGACTTTGTTCATAACTATGAGTTTGATGAGGACGCAAAGAATGTAAGTTATATCTTCAATAAAAGACATAAGGATACAGAAGTCTATAAGTGTGATGTTAAGGATGTTATGTGGGATAAATTAGATGAAGATCAAACGTATGATGTAATTATTAATACGTCATGCGAGCATATGTATCCCATGTCAAGGTTTTATACACTAAATAATTTCAATAACTTTCCATTATACGTTCTTCAGTCTACAGATGATGAACAGTGGGACGATCATATTAATTGTGTTTCGGGTCCAAAGGAACTTGCGGAGCAGGCACATATAACAGATATTAGGTATTCTGGAACTATAAAATTAGATAACGGTATGAATCGTTTTATGGTGATAGGATATCCGAAAGGAACTGCATGACAATTATAGAGTGGTGTAGAGAAAATGATATTTGGTATCTTCAGTTACCTCTGGAAATCCCAAAGGAATGTATTGCAGAAGCACAGACAGTTTTTGATGAGGGGTTTTTCGTAGATCATCGTTACAGTGACGGTGATGGGTGGTGTTCTGCTGCCATACATAGTTTTGTTCATGAAGATGCACCCAATACAAGGTTAGGTTGGCATCATACCAAGAATCCTGCCGGACATGGACTTACAGAAGATAATGTTAAATGGGGTTGGACAGAGATCGCTGATATTGCACCAGAAACAAAAAGGTGGTTAGAAGCATTTCCTAATAAGGGATACCGAAGATGTAGGTTTATGTTATTACGTCCAGAAGGAAGAATAGAAGCACATAATGATTCTAATCCCCCAAGAGATGCAAGAGGAGCTAGAAGGAATATATCATCTGCGATCAATCTTGCATTTTATCAACCAGACAATTGTTATTTAAGGAGATGTGACACCAAGGAAGAGTTACCGTTTAAGAATTGTACAGGATTTTGGTTTGACAATGGTGTTGAACATGAAGCATACAATGCATCAAATGAAAATAGGTTTCATTTTATTGTGCATGGTGGAAGTAATAACGCACGAAAAAAACTTATGTTAGATGCAGTTGTGTCGCAATTTGGTAAGGACGTATTGAAAGAAATTGACGAAAGATTTTGATCAGTGGGTATCGTTATGGAACAGTAAACCGAAAAGATTTAGTAAATCGAAAGAGAACTATCTTTTTGTCGTTGTATACCCTAATAACCTTGAGTGGGATTTTGGTGTAGAGAAACAAACCCAAATCACTACCATGCATGTATCTGGTGGAAGAACTGGAGCAGGCACAGGGCATCATATTGAGTTTGTACATCAAAAGGAATTATATGAATTTCTAAAAACACAAACAGTCTATGATGACGGACTCCAATCTTATTATACTCATGCAATGATTGTATCTGTGGGTATGGTTTTTGATATGACTCCTTCTATGACACCGATAGATGAGTTTTATCATTGGGCAGAGAGTAATATTCTATTCTGTAAAGCACATATCATGGCAAAAAAAGAGGAACCCGCTTACTTACATCATCAACATATAGAATTAAATCTTACACAATGGAGAGAGATAGGTTGTCCTGATATATTCGGAAAGAGAATATGGCGTAATTATGACCGTTCTCATATTAACTTCCATGATGATTATACACCCCTTCACCTAACGCCCTTGGGACTTCCACGAATTGACAATTTTAGTAATACAGAAAGGAGTAAAAAATCATTTGCATATGGACATATGGAAGATAGAAAAAAGTTACAGAATGATACTTGGAACAAAATATCCGTAGGAAATTTTGATGATGTTGATAGAGAGGATTATTATTTTAGTAGATTTATGACTCGTATGAGAGAGACATTTTATATTACAAATAATGAGGGAAGCAAATCATTTCCAGATTATGATTTTGATTTAATCATTACTCCAACGGCTGGTTATAATGGAGAAATTTGGACTCAAAATTTAAATTTTGATGGTGATATCATATTTTATGATTATTGTCAAGAGAATCTTGATCTAAAACGCAAAATAGTTGAAATGAATATGTCATATGATGAATTGAAAATTTATCGTGAAGTTAAATCATATGATTGGCAAATTGATATGGGTACACACCAACACCTTATCGAAGAGGGTATAGAGTGTCAAGCAAAAATGTTAGAGGAATGTAACATAGATTATGTTCTTATGGATTTGATTATACCAGATTATGAATGGTTAAAAGATACAGTTCGTGACAGAAAAGTGTTTTTCAATGCGAGTAATATCTTTGGATATCATATGACACATGCAGTATATACCTTAGATGAACTTATGGAATCATGGAAAAGATTACAATACGAACTATCATATTCAAAGAACTTTTATCTAAGAGGAACAGGACCAACTAAAAGGTGGGAATATATTTATGTTTGATTTAACAAAACCTATAGATATTAATTGGGAGTTAAACAATATATGCAATCTTATGTGTCCTCAATGTGGTAGAAACCAAATAAAGGATGGTGTTTTACAATGGAAGAAAGATGGCAGTGGTAATCCTACTAACTCATTAAATGATATGGATACCACCCTAGAAGATTTCAAGATAGCATTTAATAACATAGGTAATGTGGGCACTGTTAGATTTTACGGACATGTTTCAGAGAATGTTGCAAGCAAAGATTTTGCAAAAATATGTGAGTTTATACTTGACAAAGGCTCTAATGTTATGGTAAGTACGAATGGTTCATTACGAACAACTGATTGGTGGAAAAAATTAGGAAAGATATACAAAGGACACAAAGGAAGTAAAGTAGCATTTTGCCTTGATGGTTTAAGAGAGGAATTGAGTTTATATAGAATTAATGCTAACTATAATAAAATAATGGAAAATGCAAAGGCATTTATCGACGCCGGCGGACATGCAGAGTGGAGAATGATTGTATTTAAACACAATCAACATCAGATAGAAGAAGCAAAACAGATCGCAAAAGAATATGGATTTCATAATTTTACTTTAATTCTTTCTAATAGACTTGGTAGATGGTCAGAACCCTTTATCTACAAAAATAAAGAGTATATTTTATTACCACAGGATATTAATGAAGAATGGAATGAAAAAGAACGACAAAGAACAGAATATATTAAGTCAGATGAATTAGACGAAATTTCTTGCAAGTTCCAAATTCAAAATTCAATTTATGTTGATCATCTTCTTAGGGTTTGGCCATGTTGTTATTTACCAAACAAAAAAGAGTTGGTAAAGGACAATAGTTGGTATGGTAAGTATTTTGCAAATAAAGATAATAACCTGTTAGAAAAAAGTTTGAATGAAATTTTGGATGATACTTTTTATGAAATTCTGCAAATGTCTTGGACAGAAAAATCCATGTGTTTGAAACCCTGTAAATCTACTTGTACAGTAAAGCATAAACCCCAAGATAGAAGTGTTAGTTCAAACTATAGAGAGAAAGTTTGGTAATGAAGATAGTAGCAGTTAGAATAGGTGATAAGTACGGTATACAATATGAGAAGTATCTAGAAAAGAAACTTCCACAACATGAGTTTATTTGGATTCATGAACCATATCATCCAGACGTTAAGTTGCAATGGAATAAAATGTTAGGTATGCAATTGGATATTGATGAAACTATTTGTGTAATGGACATTGACATTTTACTCACAAATGATTATAATGAAGTGTTCGACTTTCCTATAGAAAAAGGTCAATTCGCTGCAATGCCTGGATGGTGGAGAGATCATCGAAAAGGTTATAAGATAAATGGAGGGTTCTTTAAGTATTATCCACAAGACTGTAAATATATCTATGATAAATTTATGGATGATATAGACAAGTGGCAACAATACTATATTGAAAACGGAACCACTCAAGGGCCTGTAAATGGAGAACAACATTTTGTTGAAGACTCTGTTAAAGAGGGATTAGAATTGGTTACTTTACCTGATGCATGGTTTACTCGTTGGGTAGTAGATGAAGATATTAACTATGGTAAGAATATGTCTAAGTGGAACATTGAAATGGTAAGACGTTACAGAGAATTAACGGGAAACGAATATATCTATTTGGGTGGAGAATTTCATCCCGATATTAAGTTCGTTCATTTTACGCATAGGATGAATAGGCCTCATGAGTGGAAAGATTACAGCAAGTTTACTTAGTATCACTTTATTTTTTTGGGGATGGGGATGTTGGTCTAGAGCTTCAGTTCATGAAGATTTGGATATAGTGTTGTTAGATACATTAAGAAAGTTTTCTTATGTTAGTGATGAAGAACAGTATGGTGGTGATCGTAAAATAAGTTTTGCAAAACAAGTCAAAGAAGGAAAAAGTTTCAAAGGTGATTGTGATGATTTTGCATATACCATGAGAGACTTGTTATTGGAAAAGGGGCATACAGTACAGACTGTAATTGTTCGTACCTCAAAGATCAGTGGAAGTATTATGCATATGGTTGTTAAGGTAGATAATAAGTACATGATTGATAATAGATATCCGTTTGTTAGACTTTGGGAAGATGGGGTGAGGGGTAGTCAATACAAAGTTCTAAGTTTTGGAGAATTGATAAAGGTGATAGTTGATCAGGCAGTTGAAAAGACAAGGAAGGAATTATATCAACGATGAAAACATTAATATGGTATCGTAGTATTTTACGTCATGTTCTATATCAAAAATTATTAGATATGGGACACAAAGAAATTGCACTTCAACAAAAGGTTGAAATACAACGAGAGCGTTCTGCTAGAAGAATTCAGACTTGTGGTATTGATATAGAAGAAGAATATACATTTGGTATCAATACACAACCAATATATCGTATTCCACCTATGAAACCGTGGAATGACAAACCCCCATTAGTCAATCTGTTATATGAAAAAGCAACTGCTCTGGTCAGTGATGGTAGGAAAATTGACTGTATGTGGTCGGGTGGAATTGATAGTACCAGCACACTTATCGTATTAAACGATGTTTGCAAACAAGGACAGCTTCAAGTTATCCTGTCCGAAGGTTCTATAAAAGAACATCCTCGTTTATATGAAACTCTGGTTCAACATTTACCTCATAGAATTAATGATGGTAATATTCGTTCTCTTATTGACTATGATAATATAACCGTACATGGAAACGAAGCAGATACTCACTATGGTATGACAGGACTTGCTACCCCATTATGGAAAACCAATACATTCTATTTTAAGGTAAGATATGGTCACCAGAACAGAGTTATGCGAGATTTGGGGGGAGTAACCTTTGACAAGATACGAATAGAGAAATCTAAGTTTAAAGGACAAGATTATTTCATACCACACACAGAAAGTCTATTTACAGATTGGGATGTAACAAGATGGTTTATTGATATGCATCTAAGAAATGAAATAGTTTTTAATCGTTCACCACAATACGGTAATTTTAAGGGTGATACATATAAAGAGGTAGACAAAGAATTAGATGAGTATGATGTGGCAACACCAGAGGACTTTCTATGTGATGATGAAAGAGAAGTACATAGATATACGGGAACTAAAATACTACAATCTGAGACTTATCAGGGTTTAAAGATGGAATTAAGAGATTTTATCATGGTTAAGACAGGCGATAAAAAATATGCATATGGTAAAGGGGATACGGCATCATATTCACATGGACAAATAGATATGTTCAATCCCGATAAACACCCACACATTAATCCTGATAGATTAGAATCACGAAATGTTGCTATATGTTTGGATGGTACAGTTATAAAAAGAGATGAATTGAATAGTCTCGATCCATATGACTTTATCATACCATAGGAGTTGAAATTGGAAGAACAAGTACTCATACATGCTGGTGGTATGGAATTAAACAAGTTATTGCGGTGGTATAATCCTCTCGACTTACCAGAGGAAATGATTGCAAAAGAATGGTTAAATCGTGAAAACGCTTTGGATCCGAATCCATTTATACATCCAGACGATCCAGAATGGGGAGAAGAAACAGAACATCGTAAAAAATGGTGGTACTATCGAAAATCTATGTGGGAGCCAGGAAAGAACCCATACTGGCCAGTAGGTGGTAGGCAGGGAGAAGCATTTGGTGATTATCTTTTTGCACTTTCTCAGATAGTACAATGTCCAGTACCATATGATAGAACGGGTGAATCTAATTATATGAATCAGCTATATTCTCCTATACCAGAAGTACCTGATGGTTGGAATATGTCTTTTGAAGATATTATTCATAACCAATGTCAAAGAATATGGGACATGAACCGGCCTGTAAGACTCTGGTGGAGTGGTGGTATTGATTCTACTACAATTCTTATAGGGTTTATTCAGACAAAAAAACCAGAAGATAAATTAATAGTTTATATGTCAAAAATATCTGAATGGGAAAATCCAAACTTCTTTGAAAGACTAAAGAAGATGGACGATGTTACTATTCAATGGAACACTACGGAAAATATTTGGGACTTTTCTAATTGGAATGACGGTGCAATAAATGTTACAGGAGAGCCAGGAGATCCTTTTTATGGTACATTTGTAGTAGAACATCATATTGATGACTTGGATACACCGTGGCAAGACATGTTCCAGTGGGAAGATATTAATTATATATACAGAGAAGATGATTATCGGTGTACCTATCATCGTCCTAAATTTATGGAGTTTGCAGAGAGATATGCAGAAAAGTGTCCGTTTCCATGCGTAAATGCATTTGACTTTACATGGTGGTTAGCATTTGCCATTAAATGGCAATGGATATCGCATCGTATATTTCCTCATCTTCCAAATCCCTCACAATGGCATAATATGATTTCGTTTTATGATGATGTAGATATACAGAGATGGAGTATTGTAAATCATGACTTAAAACATAAGGGTACATGGCAAACCTATAAATGGCCTTCTAAGGAATACATATATAACTTTACGAAGGATGTTGAGTACAGGGATAATAAAACAAAATATAAAAGTCTACCAGAATCAACACCCAATGGTTCTATGAACACAAAGTTTACCACACAACAAATGATTATGACAAGCGGAGAATATTTCTTAAAGACAAAGGAAAGAGAATCTTATGTATCTGAAACTGTTGATCCCAATATACTACTTCTCGACAAGTGGGAAGTATTTCATAAACCTACATGGGATAAGTGGAGAAAGATTATAAATAATAATTAAAGGAGACTGATTATGGCCATTAAAATAACTACAGTTAATGTTAGGTTAAATACTAGCACTGCCTGGCATGCTCCCACAACTGCACAGGCAAACTACATTAAAACTAATTATGGTGATACAGGTAAACGCACAGAAGTAAGTGCGAATGGTGAATCTGGATTAACAAAAACGAAAGTAGTTACTTTTTCTGATACGACTGCAAAGTCTCAATGGGATGCAGATTCTACTATTGATGATTTTGTTGAAGAACGAAGAACCTATAATTTTGCAAATAAAATTACATTTAATCAAACAATAGAAAATATTTAATATGAAAATTTTAATTATGGGTCTGCCTGATTCAGGCAAGACTTGGTTAGGTGAAAGAATATCAAAACATTTCAATATTCCTTTATGGGATGCAGATGTGATAAGAAAAACTTATAATGATTGGGATTTTTCCAGTAGAGGAAGAGAACGTCAAGCATTACGGATGAGGGCTCTTGCCGAGATAGATCCAATATCTATTTCTGCATTTATTGCGCCATTGCCTGGACTTATTAGAGCGTTTTTTCCTGATAAAGTTATCTGGATGGATACCATAAGAGAGGGGAAATATGAGGATACAAATAAGTTATTTGTGGAACCTCTTAGACCTGATGTTAGGATTAAAACATGGATAGACGAAAACCAACTGTTCAAATGCTTGGACGATATCAACCATGGCATGAAGGACATACAGAACTTTTCAAACGAGCTCATAGAAAAACTGGACAAGTTGCAATAATGGTTCGTGATACTGGTGAAGAACATTTCGACCAGAGTATGGTAATCGGTGAATTATTTAATCATGGATTTGAGTATGATAAAGACTATATTATTATGATGGTTCCAAATATTGTGAACATCACCTATGGTAGAGATGTTGGATATAAAATTGAACAGGAAAAACTGCCTAGTTCTATTGAAGCTATTTCTGCCACCAAGATTCGGGCCAATGCTGGATATAACCCTGTATAAGTGAAACAGGTTTATCTGGATTAGGTTTGCGAATACGTTCATTATAAGAATTGCATAGAGCAATCTTATCAAGGGTTCTTATTACATCAGTACTAAGTTGATGTCCTGTAGAACAATTATAAAAAAAGATTAGTTGTTCTAATCCATCCCAACCTATCCATCTACGAATCATTCTAAATTCCCAATGTGGATCTCCCATACAAGCCTTATCCCAATCAATAAGTCCTTGGAACTTTTCTTCGTCTACTATCACATTTTTATACCACAAGTCACCATGAATAAAGGTGGTTTCTGCAAAAGATATTTTATCAAACTCTTCTATAGCCTTTGTACAAAACATCTCATTATTAGGTGGGGGATGTTTTCTTAGTTTGTCCACGATAGGATGCATCCTTGATACATCATAATGAACAGGTAATAGATTTTCGGGTTTAAGTTTATGCACAGAAACTAAAAAGGATGCAAAGTCGCTGATAAAATCAGAACCTTGCATCCTATTAGCCATATGTGTTCCTGATATCCATGAACCATTAATCATGTCATGGATATCTAACATATTTTACTTCACCATTTCTTGTAGTTGACTCCTAAGATTAGGATCAATATTTGCGTAGAACTTTAGAGCTTTGTTTGCGTCTTCAACCGTTCCGCCACCAATAGGTAGTTTCTTTGATTGAGTAAACTTAATAAACTCTGGATCACGCATCATCTTAAAAAATGCCTTTGTAAGATGAATCTGTGCTTCTTTCGGAGTACTCTTATGTACTACAAAGGTACGAGCAAAAACATTACTCTTTGCGAAGAAGTCCCATAGAACCTTAGACTTTTCATCCTTGATATAAGAATGAACCGAAGGAATACCTGCTGGAATTAGTTCGGGAGAACCAATTGCAAGAATGTACCGAAGAGGAACAATCTTTGCTTTCTTCTTTAGAGTAGACATTGCAAGAACAACACCATCTGTTTCACCCGCTGCAATCGCTTTAATCATGGTTCCAGAACCACGATAACCATATACAGGTTTGTTATTAGTACCAAAAGTCTTATCTAGAAACTCTGGAACCAATGAAGGTGACGCACCTTTACCAGATGCACCCCAACGAAAACCACGATCTCGCAGATCAAAGATAGTCTTTACATCACTATCTGCACGAACCGCAACAATAGTTGCTTCGTTAAGTAGAGCACCAACAGCAACAAAGTCGCCAGGGCCATACTTCATCTTAGAGGATGTTGGAATTGCAGATGCCGCAAGAGGGAAAGCGCCAGGGAACAAAGCAACCTTTGTTCCATCAGTAGAATCAATCTTACCAGATGCAAGAAGGTTTCCCATCTTAATTCCACCACCACCCTGCTTATTCTGCACAATCACTTTAGGATTGCCAGGCAAGTGTTTACCTAAAAATTGTTTTACTAGATGACCGTACATTGAAGTACCACCACTAGGACCGGCACCTACAAGAACAGTAACAGTTTTCCCCGAATAATATTCGGAAGCGGAGGCAACCGAAGTCGCACCCATAACGAAAGCTGCCGATGCAGCAATGACTGAAATCAATTTCATGTTTTATTACTCCTTTTGAACCATTCAGTTATTTCCTGATAATTCGTAAATACTTTTGAATAATCAGGGTTAGTTATAATATCTAGAGAATGTTCTTTTACATAATCCTCATAGATAATATCAGTTTTATTTGGAATCATTCTTTCCAAATCTTTTGTAAATTCTTCTATATGCATAAATCTATAAAATTCTGCTTCTGTTGCAGTAAAGGAATTTTCTGATGGTACTTTTCTTTTACCTTTATTATATTCTGAAAATTCTCTATTTGTTCCAGTGTATCCCTTTCTACTTGTTTCTTGTGCAATAAATCTAAAACAGAATTGTGATATTTTATCTCTATTGTGTAACCAGATTAAATTAAAGTTAGACAAGATTTCAGCAGACTTTTCTAATTTTTCTATATAACCTATATTTGCATCCTCTACTGTATAAGTTAATTGCATAGGCATACATTTTATAATAAAAGAATCTTTTTCTTGAAGATACTCAAGTCTTTTTTGTCTTTCACTATTTGTTAATAATTTTTCCTCAATTGTATAATCTACTGTTATGGGAGAAGTCTTAAATCCTTCATAGTGAACCTTCTTCATTCTACCAAACCATTCTTTCCCATTATCTAGTCCCATAGTTTCACCCAAATGTTTGAGTATATAAAACGATCCAGAACGTGGAGTACAAACTAAACAATATTTACCCTTCATCAAACCACTCCTTAATCTGGTTATAGTTATTAAATTTATTTTGATATAGTATACCTAAAGGTACAGTCAATGTCAAGTTCCCTTCTTCCTTTTCATACATGTCCCACCATGCCCAACAATTGAGTTCATAGATAGTGTTGTGAGGGTTAGATAAAAAATCTTCATATGCAACTAATTCCTCATCATTTCCATACTTTTCGTGTAACATCCAAAATTCAGTTTGTTTTAACTGGAACCTTTCATATTCTTCATAAGTGGCCGCAAGAGAATTATCCTCTATTACAGGTTGATCTTTTACATCTGTTATGTGATTTACTTTTGTTCTTAATCGTGCAACGTGACTCATAAATTGTGTTAAAGTATCTTTCCGATACAACCAGACACAGGGCATGTCTGACAAAACCTTATCGGTTTCACCAACTATATAGTGAGGTAATATCTTTAATATGTGGGGAGATTGTGAGAATTTTTCCTTATCAATATCTTCATACTTATTGTGTTTCAACCACGATTTTGAATCTTGTACGCCGTAGTGGTTACATAAATATCTACGAAAGTATGTGGATCCACTTCTGGACGTTGAGACTATGCCCAAGCGGCCTTCATAACGAGTAATAACCATATAGATATATATACAGATGAGAACAGTAGAGAAATGTAATTTTGAAGAAATTTATGATATTTGGGATAAAGAATTATGGCCCAATAGAGTCAGTGTAATAGAAGAACACAGTGCCTTACAATGGAATTCTAATTTATGGTTAGAGTGGGGTAATGTTAAGATAACCAAGAACAGAAAAGAAATATGGAAATATCCAGCTACGTTTTGGAAGGTTACAGATGGAGATATAATTGTAGGTGTGAATAGTGGATTTATGACTTCCGAAAGGAAGCACATATATCGTTCTAGGGGATTATGGGTACATGAGAATTACAGAGGGTATGGGTTATCAACGCAGCTGTTAAATGCAACTTTAGAACAAGCAAGAGAAGAGAAGTGTAGTTATATATGGACAATGCCAAGGAAAACTGCACTTGTAGCATACAATAAGGTAGGGTTCAATAAAATTGGTAATTGGTTTGATGAGGGGGTGGAATTCGGACCTAACTGTCTGGCAATAATGAAACTCTTATAAATAGTAGGAAAAGGAGTTACTATGGCGATTCCAACAACAAAAGCAACATTTAAGTCGTATTGTTTGAGAGCGCTGGGTTCGGGTGTTATTGATATTAATGTATCAGACGACCAAGCAGACGATAGAATAGACGAAGCACTACAATACTTTTCACAATATCATTACGATGGAGTGGAAAGAATGTATCTGAAACACCTTATTACATCCGATGATGTAACACGAGCAACTTCAGATGCATCAACAACTGCAACTGATAAAGTTGATAGTTCTGTAACTGCAACATGGAAAGAGGGAAAGAACTATATTCCTGTTCCTGATGCGGTACTTTCTGTGGTGGAAGTATTTCCTTTTTATGAAGGTTCAACATCAAATATGTTTGATGTACGTTATCAATTACGATTAAACGACCTTTATGATTTTTCATCTACTTCTGTATTACATTACAATATGACAATGCAACATATAGATTTTCTACAACACTCTTTGGTTGGAGAAACCCCTATACGATTCCAACAGCATATGAATAGACTTTATATTGATATGGATTGGAATAATGATGTAGAAAAGGATGCAGATTACATCATTATTGATTGTTGGAGGAAAGTTGATCCCACTACATATACAGATGTTTATGATGATATGTTTTTGAAAAGATATGCAACGTGTCTCATAAAGAAACAATGGGGTGCTAACTTATCCAAATTCAAAGGAGTGGCGTTGTTAGGTGGAGTAGAAATGGATGGGGAAACTTTGTATTCTCAAGCAATTGAAGAACAGCAGAGACTAGAAGAACAAATTCAACTCGCATACGAGCTACCCCCAATGCATATGGTAGGATAAGATGGCAGTCAACACACATTTTCATACGAGTGGACTTACTTCTATATTATCAGAAAGAAATTTATATAGTGATCTGATTGCAGAAGCGATTCAGATTTATGGACATGACGTTCATTATATGGATAGAACACTGGTTGCCGAGGATACTATTTTTGGAGAGGACAACCTTTCCAAATTTAATACGCAAGCAAAAATTGAAATGTATGTTGAGGATGGACAGTCTGGTTATGCTGGACAAAAGGAATTAATATCTCAGTTTGGTTTTATGAACCTCAGTGAGATTAGATTTGTGGTTAATAAAAAGAGGTTCCAAGACCTCACTAAACAGATTACGATAGAGAGTGGTACAGACACATTGTCTGGCTCTATAGTTTTAGAATCGGGAACAATAGAAAACTTTGAAAGTGGATATATGATATCCGAAGCAGATGTTACTGATTCTGACAGACCACAAGAGGGTGATTTGATTTATCATCCTGTAATGAAAAAAGTTTTCCAAATAAACTTTGTTGATGATGATGATCCATTTCATCCACTGGATGATACTCCTGTGTATAAAATGGATTGCAGAATGTTTGAATACAGTGGTCAAGTTATTGATACTGGTGTTGATGTTGTTGATGAGATAGAAGATAACCTTTCTCTTGATACTATGGATCACCAGACTACATTGGAACAATCCGCTGCAGTCAACGAAAGATTTGGATTAGAAATAGGTATCAGCACAAATGGAGATCAGGGTGTTCTTCTAGAAGAGACAGATGGAGATTACCTTGTTGGAGAGAACGATTCAAGTTCGGTGGGTACGAATATCGTACTGGAAGATGGATACTCCTTCTTACTGCAAGAAACATATGCAGTTGGAGATGGAACCATTGAGAAAACTGCACAGAATGAGATTTTTGATGCTGCAGATGATACCATATTAGATTTCTCCGAAAGTAATCCTTTCGGTGACGCTGGAGGTACTTAATGTTAGGACAACAATTTTATCACGAAACTATGCGAAAGGTCGTTGTTGGATTTGGAACAATGTTCAACAATATTCAATTGGTTCGCAGAGACAATAACGGAAATATAACGCAATCAATGAAAGTTCCACTCGCATATGGACCAAGAGATAAATTTCTTACCCGACTGCGAGATGAACCAGATTTGAATAAAGTAGCTGCTATCACACTACCACGAATTGGTTTTGAGATTAATAATCTTTCATATGATTCGACTCGTAAACTTAATCGTGTACAGAAGTTCAAAAAAGTAAAAGGTGATAATGCAGATAAATTAGACACACAATATATGCCTGTACCATATAATTTAGATTTTGAATTGTACATTCTTGCTAAACAGTCAGATGACGCATTGCAAATTGTAGAACAAATTCTACCATACTTTCAACCAGACTATACTATTACAATTAAAGATATGACAGATATGGGTATCAAAAAAGATGTGCCTGTAATTCTGAATAGTATTGGTTATGAAGATGATTATCAGGGTGATATGCAACAGCGCAGAGCAATTATCTATACTTTAAGTTTTACTACTAAGTTTTATCTGTATGGTCCTGTCACATCTAGTTCAGTTATTAAGACGGTACAGGTTGACCAGTATTCAGACTTACCTGATAAATCACCAAAACGTGAACAACAATTCAAAGTATCGGTTGATCCTATTACTGCTGATGCCGATGATAACTTTGGATTTAATGAAACTACATCATTCTTCCAAGATGCATCAGAAAGTGAGTAATAATGAAAACTGTAGACAAAGAACTTGGTATTGAAACCCCTAAGCCTGGACACAATTCTGAAGAAAAAGGATTTGAAGTGATAGAGGAAAGTAATCCTCGTTTTCATATGGCAACAGGGGCTGGGTATGACGATTTTCATCCTGTGGTATCAAAAGAAAAAAATGCTGTTATACAGCGCAGTAAACTTGAAAGTGAGATAGATAGTGATTATGAATACCAACGACAAAATTTCTACAATTTGGTCGAAAGAGGAACGGATGCAGTGGACGGAATTTTGGAACTCGCAAAGGAATCAGACCATCCAAGAGCATACGAAGTCGCCGGAAACCTTATTAAACAAGTTGCAGAAGTCACTGAAAAACTTGGTGACTTGCAAGAGAAAATGAAAAGACTAAAAGAGTTGCCAAAAACTGCTCCTCAAAATGTCACTAATGCATTGTTTGTAGGGAGTACTGCTGAATTGCAGAAGATGTTGAAGGACAAGTAAATGTCCGATCCTAGTGTATATCACGGTAATCCGAATCTAAAAACTGCTAATGTTCCTATTGAGTTTACAAAGGAACAGATATTAGAGTATCAGAAATGTATGGAATCTCCACAATACTTTGTGGAGGCTTATATCAAGATTGTGTCTATCGACCACGGTTTGATACCATTCAAGATGTATCCTTTTCAAAAGGACCTTATTGGGACTTTTCATAGTAATCGTTTTACTATCTGTAAACTTCCTAGACAGTCTGGTAAATCGACCACAGTATTGTCTTATCTGTTACACTATATCGTATTCAACGATAATGTCAATGTCGCAATTCTAGCGAACAAAGCAGCAACGTCAAGAGACTTGTTAGGACGATTGCAATTGGCATATGAGAATTTACCCAAATGGTTACAACAGGGGGTTATGTCATGGAATAAGGGTAGTTTGGAGTTAGAAAATGGTTCAAAAATTCTTGCCGCATCTACTAGTGCTAGTGCTGTTCGTGGTAGCACTTACAACGTCATTTTTCTGGATGAGTTCGCCTACGTCCCGTCTAATATTGCTGAACAATTCTTTTCCTCTGTGTACCCCACTATAACATCAGGAACCAGTTCAAAAGTTATGATCGTATCTACTCCACATGGTATGAATCATTTCTATAAGATGTGGACTGATGCAGAGAACGAGAGAAATTCTTATGTACCACTAGAGGTTCATTGGAGTGAAGTGCCTGGAAGAGATGAGAAGTGGAAAGCAGAAACTATAGCGAATACATCAGAGTCACAATTCAACACAGAGTTTGAGTGTGAGTTCTTAGGTTCTATTGACACATTAATTGCTCCCTCAACATTAAGACGATTAACATATAGGGAACCAATGCAGTCTAACAGTGGCCTAGATGTTCATGTACCTCCCGAAGAAGGTCATACTTATATGTTATCAGCAGACGTTGCTCGTGGTACGAAGAATGATTATTCTGCATTTACCGTAATAGATGTTTCAGAGTTTCCATATAAATTAGTTGCAAAATACAGGGATAATGAGATAAAACCATTACTATTTCCTGCTAAAATACATGATGTTGCAATGGCCTATAACCAAGCATATGTTTTGATAGAGGTAAATGATATAGGAGAACAGGTAGCGAATACTCTACAATTTGATCTAGAGTATGACAACCTTGTGATGGCTTCGATGCGAGGTCGTGCGGGTCAAGTCATGGGAGCTGGGTTTTCGGGTGGTAGAGCGCAACTTGGAGTAAGAACAACTAAAGCAGTTAAGAAGGTGGGTTGTTCTAATCTGAAACAACTGATAGAAGATAACAAACTAATTGTAGAAGATTTAGAGACTATATCAGAACTATCTACGTTTATTATCAAGGGTTCATCCTTTCAAGCAGATGAGGGATGTAATGATGATTTGGTTGCGTGTCTATTCATATTTGCGTGGGCAACTGATCAGACATATTTTAAAGAACTTACCAATATGGATATGCGTCAAACTATGATGAAAGAACAACAGGAAGCACTAGAACAAGACATGGCACCATTTGGTTTTGTTATCAATGGACTTGAAGAAGAAAATGTGGGTGAGATGGTTGATGAATATGGAACAAAATGGAACCCTGTAGTAAGAGATTATGAAACTAACTGGTAAACAGATTGAGGCCAACTGATATCAAGTATCATCTGGAATATAACGTAACTCATCACCCCGAAAATCAAAGCAATTTTCCAGTTTCGGGTATACAGTAAAACAAACAGTGTTATTGTAGGTAGTAGTCCAATAAGATATGCTGAGACTAAACACCCCAACAACCATAAGAAGAAATAAATATTTTCCCATTTTATGTCAAGTTCCTTTTCTGGTTTTAGGGATATGGATATCAAAGAAAGTACAATTCCTATCCCACAAATTAATGTTGGAAACACGGTTGATATATGAGGCCATGCGCTCATACTAAAGAGACCAGCTATGAAGATACCAAAAAATAAAAACATGGTATAATCAACACCCCAACTAATGTCCAACTTACTTTTTATTATTGGTGAAATTAATCCATAACAAGTAATTGCAAACACTCCTATTACAATAGGATCAAGTAACCAATCATATCCTAAAGAAGAAACGGAACGAAAGTAGTATCTCTCTATCAATCCACCTAGAACAAACCCTAATGCAAGTGCTGGACGGGATAAGTCCTTTTCTTTCATCAACCACCCTATAGCTCCAAATGCAACAAGACAAACCAAATCACCATATGATTGAGAACCTTGTATTGCACCTATGAATAGGGTGGACATAATCAGGGGCGCAAGTACTGATATGCGTATCAGGGTAATTTTTGCAAGTTGATCTGCGAATAGAAAACATATACCAGCACCAATGATGTTTGCAATAGTTAATGCCCAAACCATAGTATATGTGACTGATAGGTTTTCAGTTAACATATCAGGGCCAGGGACGTATCCATGCATATAGAATACGGCAAGAACCAGTACCATACCAGCAGAGCCAGGAATACCGAAGGATATGGTGGGTATTAATGCACCACCTTCCTTTGCATTGTTCGCCGATTCTGGTGCGATTACACCCCTTACATCTCCTTTACCGAAGGTATTGTTCTTTATACTACGTTTACCATGTCCGTATGCTAACCAATCAATTACTGATGCACCGATGCCTGGCAGAGAACCAAGAGTAGAACCTAGTGCAGAACATCGTAGACATAGGAACCAGTTATCAAAAACATCCCGAATACCTTTGAGTTGTCCCTTACGGGTTTCTACTTTACCTTCAGATATACTTTGTCTATTTGAGAGTAAATCTACGATTTCTGGTATCGCAAACAGCCCTATTATAGCAGGAAGAAGAGGTATCCCTTCATACAGATATATGGAACCAAACGTCCATCTTAACTCTGATCCTTGGGCATCTTCACCAACCAGAGATAATAATATACCAAATAGTCCCACAGTGATACCTTTTATTGGGGAACTACCAGAGAGAATTGCAACAAGAGAGATACCAAAGATGCAAATTGCAAATAATTGGGGTGATCCGATACTTAATACGACAGGTTGTAATATAGGAACACTAACTGCAAGAAGTAATGCTCCGAAGATACCACCTATTGCAGATGCAGAAAATGCGGCACCTAATGCACGACCTGCTTGTCCATTCTTGGCCATGGGGTATCCATCCATAATAGTTGCTGCACTACCTATGGTGCCTGGCACTCCAAATAATACTGCTGGTATGGTATCGGATGTTGTAGTTACTGCATATAATCCCATTATGAATACAATACTTACAATAGGATCCATTGTAAATGCGAGAGGAAGTAGAATGGATAACCCTGTCAATCCACCTAAGCCTGGAATTACACCAAGGACAAGTCCTATGATAACCCCAAGAGTAAGAAACATCAGTATTTTTAATTCAGTAAAATGCGATAGAGCTTCAATTCCACTTTCGATCATTACAAAACCTCATTTTTCTAAATAAGTTCTATTAAATCATTGTCCAATTTAATCCAACAATTAGAACAAAGGATAGCAGAATTATCAATAAGATATATGATATGTTTTCTACTGTCTTCATTTGTTCCTACACGTTTGGACAATTTACGAATTTCTGAATTGTGGGGGTAGAATTTTAGACATACAGTCTCACTTTCTCCACAATTCGTACATGATTGATTATCAAGATACTCATTAAGTAATCTAATACGTTTGTAATAATTTCGTCTTGCAACTTTCTTGATAGTATCTTTGTATTTTTCATAATGTGTATTAGTCATAACAAAACTATTTATAAGACTTATTACATCTAAAAACGTATTTTTAAGAAAGTCATTTTTATAAATATCAGTGAGAAGTAAGAAAACATTCTCTAATTAAAGAAAAGGAGAAAAACTATGGCATTTTTAGTCTCTCCCGGCGTTCATGTTCGTGAATTTGATGCGTCAACAAGCATACCAGTAATAGGTACATCTACTGGTGCAATTGCTGGACCTTTTGAAAGAGGCCCCGTAAGTTCTGTTGTTGCTATCTCTTCCGAAGAAGAACTAGTAGAAGTATTTGGAAAACCTCAAGGTGATAACTTTGAATTTTGGTTTTCCGCTGCGAACTTCCTTCAATATAGTAATTCATTGAGGGTAGTCCGTGCTGAATCAGCGGTGGTTAATGCGGTCTCCACTGGTACAGCTATTCTAATACGGGATAATGATCATTATGAAGCATCTTTCTCAGCGGGTGAAGCATCCGTTGGAGAGTGGGCTTCACGAACCGCTGGTACATGGGGTAACTCTCTTGCAGTTTCCATGTGTCCTAGTGCAAACGCATATGAACAAAATCTAACAGACCTAGTTAATGATGCTAGTGCTGCCGCAGGCGACACTACAATTACACTGGATGCTGGTGCTGCAACAAGTGTTGTAGTTGGTGATTTAATTTCTTTCTCAAGTGCCAATGCATCTTCTGATGCTACTGCATTTGCGGATCTTGCTGGACATGAAGGTATTGAATACGAAGTTGTTTCAATTTCTTCGCATGTCTACACAATTCGTAAGAAAGACGATCCTAATGGTGCTGGACTAGCTGCTGCGGTTGCAGATGACAGCTTCATCCGTCGCCGTTGGAGGTTCCATGATCTATTTGATGCTGCGCCTGGTACATCACAGTGGGCGACTGATAATGGTCGTGGTGCTAATGATGAAATGCACGTTGTTGTTTATGACAAAACTGGTGATATCACTGGTGCCGACAACGATGTTGCTGGACAACGCCAAACTTCAGTAATTGAAAAGTTTGCTAATCTTTCCAAGAACCCGAAAGCAAAGACTGCTCAGGGTGGTTCTAACTACTATCCTGATGTTATTTTCCGTTCATCTTCTTGGGTTTACTGGATGGATCATAATAGTTCTGGTTCCAATTGGGGAACAGATGTAACTGCTGCTTATACAGCGGTGAATACACCAACTTATACCGCTCTTGCTGGTGGAACAGACGATTATGCTGTTACTGCTGGAGAGTTGGAAGATGGTTATGATTATTTTGATGATAAAGAAAATCTAACAATTGACTTAGTAATCGGTGGACCAAGTTCTGCTGTTGCTAATACAGCTGCTGGTCAGGACACACACGTTACCATGATTACAGACCTTGTTGAAAAACGTAAGGACTGTGTTGGTTTCGTATCTCCTTATCGTGCAGCTACAGTCAATGTGACTTCTCGTATTACTCAAGCTAGGAATGTAAAAGAGGCATTTGATTTGTGTCCTTCCAGTTCTTACATGGTATACGATAGTGGTTATAAATACATGTTCGATAAGTATAACGATGTATTCCGTTATGTACCTTTAAATGGTGATATTGCAGGTCTATGTGCAAATACAGATAATGTTGCTGCTACATGGTTCTCGCCTGCGGGTTCCGCTCGAGGTGCAGTTCGTGGTGCAGTTAAACTTTCGTTTAACCCAAGTCAATCTCAACGTGATACTCTCTATGGTGCGAGAATTAACCCTGTTGTTAACTTCTCGGGCGAAGGAGTTCTTCTCTTTGGTGATAAGACTGCTCTTACAAAATCGAGTGCTTTCAATCGGATTAACGTCCGTAGATTGTTCTTGCATGTTGAACGAGTTATTGCGGAAGCAGCTCGTGCATCATTGTTTGAGTTCAACGATGGTTTCACACGGAATCAATTTGTACAACTTGTAGAACCTTTCTTACGAGATGTTCAAGCTGGTCGAGGTATTGATGATTATAGTGTTGTCTGTGATACTTCAAATAATACAGCACAGGTAATCAACAGTAATGAGTTCCGTGGTGATATCTACATTCGTCCTGCTTATTCAATTAATTTTATCAGTCTGACATTCACTGCTGTTCGCAACGGTGTATCGTTCAGCGAAGTAGGAGGGTAATAACAATGGCACTTATAGATAAATTTAAAGCCTCAATGAAACACGGTGGAGCAAGGAATAATCAGTTTCAAGTTACTCTTGCACTACCGAAAGGTTTGACAAACATGGGAGCGTCAACGGAGTCTCAAATTGGAGGAGGCGACGGCGACAGCGCTATTATTAAAGCTTCCTGGCATTGCCGAGCAACTAACTTGCCTGGACAGACACTAACAGAAATTCCAGTGTCTTTTCGTGGTAGGACAGTTTACCTCGCTGGTGACAGGACATTCGATGATGCTTGGACAACCACTTTCTTTAATGATGCCGACTTTAAAGTACGCACCATGATAGAACGGTGGATGAACGGTATTAATGATTTGTCGGAAGCTGTCGGAGAAGTTGATCCGGCACAATATCAAACAAATTTACATGTTCATCATCTTAGTTCTACAAATAAGGTTCTCAAAGCATATAGGTTTGTATCTGCATGGCCAACATCGATCTCGCAGATTGATCTTGCAGCAGAACAAGCTGATGCAATTGAGACTTTTGATGTAACTTGGAGATACATGCACTTTGTTACTTCTGGAGTTGGAGCGGAAAAAATTCCCGTCACTGAAGGTTATGGTAGTAATGGCCAGGTGATAAAGGATAATCCAAACTCTAACTTTGCGTAATGTTTCTGATATGAGACTTATAAAACCTACTAAATAGTAGGAACAAAAGCATATTGGAGATATTATGGCGGAACTGTTCGGTTTCAAAATAGAGCGATCAAAGGGAAATGATGGAGTAGTAGAACCTAGTTTTACTGCTCCATCACCCGATGATGGAACCATTGACGTAGCCGGTGGTGGATTTTGGGGGCAAGTATTAGATACTGATGGTCGAGAGAAAACTGATATCGATCTCATTCGTAGGTATCGAAACATTGCCCAACAGTCAGAATGTGATGCGGCGATTGAAGACATTGTAAATGAGGGTATCGTTGCAAATGAACGAGATCAATCAGTTGAAATTGTTCTAGAACGACTCAAGTATCCAGAAAAAATCAAACGAAAAATTAGAGAAGAATTCAAAGAAGTCTTACGTCTTCTAGACTTTGATAAAAGAGGACACGATATTTTTAGGCGTTGGTATGTTGATGGTAGAGTATTCTATCATAAAGTAATCGACACTAAACAACCTCGTAAGGGTATTACTGAATTAAGGTATATTGACCCTGTAAAGATACGCAAAGTACGAGAGGTTGTCAAGGATAAAGATAAAAAAACTGGTGTGGAATTTGTGGTTAAAACCCATAATTATTATGTCTTTAATGATAAAGGTATAGGTTCCACTTCAAGTTCATCGACACCAAGTCAAGGACTAAAGATTGCAGAAGATGCTGTGGTATATGTGCCTTCTGGTACAATAGATCAGAACACAGGCAAAGTACTTTCCTATCTACAAAAAGCAATTAAACCAGTTAATCAATTAAGGATGATAGAAGATGCATTGGTTATCTATCGCATATCTAGGGCTCCTGAGCGTAGGATCTTTTATATTGATGTTGGCAATCTACCTAAAATAAAGGCAGAACAATATCTAAAGGATGTGATGAATCGTTATCGTAACAAGTTGGTGTATGATGCAACAACAGGTGAAATACGAGATGAACGTAATCATATGAGTATGTTAGAAGATTTCTGGCTCCCACGAAGAGAAGGTGGTAGAGGTACAGAAATTACTACGTTGCCTGGTGGACAAAACTTAGGGGAAATAGATGATATCGTTTATTTCCAACGGAAATTATATCGTTCACTTAACGTCCCGATTTCAAGACTTGAAGCAGAAAATGGTTTTGCTCTTGGTCGTGCAACAGAAATTACCCGTGATGAACTTAAATTCACAAAATTCGTACAAAGGATTCGGAAAAAGTTTACACCTTTGTTTACAGACATACTTAAAACACAACTCTTACTTAAAGGAATAATTGCGCCAGATGATTGGGATCAAATGAAAGAACACATTCAATTTGATTTCCTTGCAGATGGACACTTCTCAGAGTTGAAAGATGCAGAATTGTTGAATGATAGAATTCAAACACTTGATAGTATCCAATCCTATATCGGAACATTCTTTAGTAAAGAGTATGTACTCAAAAATGTTCTACGCATGAATGATGCTGAAATTGATGAGATGCGTGGACAGATTAAATCTGAAATGGAAATGGATAATGATGACGGTGGTATGGATGTCCCAGATGGTGGTGATGGTATCACACGTTATCCACAGGATGGTGATGGTGGAATTATCGAACCATCACAAATGCCCGATTATGTTGAAACTGATCCTAATAACGATGCTAAGACAGGAAGTCGGGATAAATATGTTAACTATAAACAAAAAGACTTAGGTCGGCGTGACGAT